GCTTCCCTGTCCGCGATTCGTATTGCAACCGCCTTGATTTTTTCCGCCGCCTGTGTAAGCCGCGCCGCGTTTTCAAGCCCGCTGACACTCAAAAGGTTTAAAATCGCCAATCCCTCTACAAGTTCCTTTGCGTCCATGCTTTTGATCTCGGTGTCCTGTTTCATTTTGCTTTCTCCTTTTCTTCCATCCACTTTTCAATCGCCGCAAGCCGCCTGTGCGTTTGCTGCGCGTCCTTCACAAGAAGAACCGGAACGCGGTCATACTGGACGGATTGAATGACCTTTTTTCCGTCCTGTTCAATATAAGTGCACAGAAGCGGGGCCGCTTCCTCCATCTCCTCTGCAATAAATCCATAATATACGCCTGTCTCTTCGCCCGTGCGCGGCTCATAGGTAACCGGCCGTATTTTGTCAATGATCGCGCCCGCGTCCCGGGCAACCGGCTCAATGTTCTTTTTGTACCGCCTTGACGATGTAATATATCCAAGCGAATATCTCCCCTTGTACGGCTCATCTTTCCTCTGGACCCATCGAACGTTTGCCGATCCGCCGGTGGTGGTCGCGGGATTGTCGCAGATAATTCGGTTCTCCCCGCCGTCCGCCGCCCCGCCGATATACAGTGCGCCATATCTTAACAGAAGCGCGATATCCCCTTTCGTGTTGCTCTCCGAGCCGCCCATGGTAAAAATCCGAACCCCATACTCTCCAACATCGATCTGCGCGGACTGGTTGCCGTTCTCATAAAAAAGCAGGGATGACCTGTGTATATCTGTTCGGTTGGTTCCATACTCCGAACGGATAATTCCTGACGAAGCGTAAAGCGTAACCCCGCCCCCTGAAAGTGTGTTTTCCTCGATCGTAAACCCGCCAATCGTCCCAGATGTCGCGTTTACCTTCCCGTTAAGCGTAAGATTTCCGTTCGTGTCCGCGTATAATACCCGTGTGTTGTCCTTGTTGCGAATCTCAAATCCGCCGTTTTTGATATGCAGCCCACTGGCGTCAAAACTCAGCTTGCTGGCGTTCACAGCGGCTTCAATGCCGCTTGCCGTCTGCGTAAGCTTTGTAATATTGCCGTTCGCGTCCGTGATCTTGCTTTCCAATTTTTCCGCCGTCTGCGTAAGCGTCGATATATTGCCGTTTGCGTCCGCGATCTCGCTCTCAAGCCTTTGCGCTGTCTGCGTAAACGTTGAAATATTGCCGTTCGCGTCCGCGATCTCGCTTTTCAGCTCGTCCGCCGTAAGGCTGAGTGTATGGATGTTTCCCCTGTCGTCTTCCAGATTTTCGCGGATTTCCCGCACCAAAGCGCTCTTAGCAATCTCCTTTTCCATCGCCCCCTGCGCAAAGTTGTCCCCGTCAAGATTGGTAAGAACAAACCGAAGCTGCTCTGTAAGCTGGTAAAGATATTCGCTGATCTTTTTCTGCTCCCTGCTGTCCGCCATCGTCTCCCGGCTGATCTCGGGAAGCGCAAATCCGCCAAGCGCCATCTATGCTTCTCCCCCCTGCTCGATTGTTTTGGCTATGGAGTAAACGCGCGCCTTTCCCCTTCCCACAATGCGAATGCGCATCGTGTCGCACCGCCTCGGAATAATCGGAATGGCAAAGGACCGCCTTTTGGTGACGTTAATGCGGTATTTCTCCTGCCATGCGCTCTCCCCGTCATACTGCACTTCAATGCGGATAAGCGCGCCCTGCTCTGCTTCGAGCCGAATCTGAATTTTGGAAATGTATTGCGCGTCCGGGCTCAAAAGCCCAATGTCTCCTGTCTGCGCCATCCACTCAACGTCCTCCGTTCCGCCCTTTGTTTCATAAAGTCCGCCCGCCGCGTCGATAAAATAAAGCGCGCCGCCCGCTGCTGCAAAATACTCGGCAAACGTCCCGTCTTCCCTGTGCCAAATATTTTTTGCTGTGTCATAGACGAAAAAAACCGGTTGGCCCTGCCCGTCCTTCATGGAAATATAGTATTTGCTTCCGCACTTTCCCGCTGAAGCGCTTTTGTAAAAAACGTTGCCAAACGCTTCGGAAACCGAAGAAGGGAGCGCCGCGTTATAAGCGCATACCGCGTTTTCCGCTTTGTAATACAAAGTTTCGTTGACGATTACAAGGCTCTTTTCGCTTCCCTTTTGAACGCCCCTGCAATTTGTGCTGGTAATCTGGTAATTCGACGGCCTGTTTCCGTAAATCTTGTGAATCACGTCCGGCTTGAAAAAAAGAACATACCCAAGGTGTGTGATGCACCCGGTAAAATCCCCGCTCGTGCCAATCGTCGCGGCGTAGCTGTCCGTCGAAATCCCAAGGTATCGGTTCCAGTTTTTAAAATCCCCCTGCACACATGCGTAAATCTCGTGCTTTTCGCTCGAACATCCCCAAATGCGGTTTTCGCATTCGGTCATGTAATCCATCTTGGGAACTGTCCGGCTGACCAAAACGCCCCCGGTCTGCGTCGAAACCTTGTCCACAATCGCCGTAATAACCAAATATCCGCTCCCCGCTCCCTGCAAAACAAAGCTCCCGTTGAGGTTCGCGTCCTTCATGCCCGCAATCGTAACGCCGTCGCCTTCCAAAAACCCCGTCCCGATTCCGGTCGCCGCGATTTTTACATACGTTGTGGGAACGCTTGTCCACATTTTTAAAGAAGCCGCATATTGCTTTAAAACGTGCGGCGCTGCGCTCGTGTCAATCCAAAGCGCCCCGTTTGAAGGGCTTGCGGGCGGCGAAGAAGCCGCGGTATACCCGCTGTAAACCGTCCCATCTCTTTTGCAGAGGGAAACGGTAACGCTCCCCGTAACAGAAACGTGGTTTTCCATGCTGCCGAATTCATGCGTTTTGGTGTTGAAATACGCCTTGTCCGGCCAGATCAGGATGTATGCGCCCATGTTGACAAACTGCTTTTTGCTGTCCGCCACCGTCCCATATTTTTGTCCGTCGTAATAAAACCCCGTTCCGTCCACCCAGGCGAGCTTTTCGTTTGCGCAAAGCCCGTTCGGCTTTTCAAGCGTGCGCACTTTTCTCCTTGCCTCTCTTGGGCAAAGAAGCGGCCACCCGTCCGAACTCATGTTGCGCATGTCGTAAAACTCGTTTGCCGCAATCACCGGGTTGTGGTTATATCCGCCAAACGTCGCTGTCATGTCCCTGCTCGCCTTCACTGCGCCAAGGCTGGGCAAAAACCCCATGCTAGATCACCTCAATCCTGTTTTCCTGCTTTGGCGTGTGCGTCCTGTTGAACCAGTCCGCAAACGAAGCCAGCGCCGCGTTGTACATCATCATCGCGTTGTTGTACCGGCTGATCTCGCCGTTGTAATAATCGATCTGCGCGCAAAGGTATTTCAAATAAAGATCAGTGTGCGGCTCGGGGACCATCAATTCCTTCTGCATGTCCTCCTCCGGGCAATATGGCCCGTGGGGTGTCTCCTCTGTGCCCTCGTGCCAGCAGACCACGTCCTCATATAAACTTCCGTCCAAATCAGACAGCCATCCAACCATGGTCTCGTCGTCATACTGGTTGGGTTTCACGCTGTTCAGGGCAGTAATCGCCTCATTAACCGTCATGTCGGTCCCCTCCTCCTGCCTGTTCCTATTCTTCTTCTCCCTGCGTCATGCGCTCGATCATCGCCGCGGTATGCTCGTCCTGCGCTGCCGAATTTTCAATCACTTCCGCAATACAGAGCGGAACTTCAACAACCTCTCCCCGCGGGATAAAATACCGCCTGTTGTTCACGTTCACAAAAAGCCCCTTGCCGCTGTTTTTGTCCCGGTGCAGCTTAATCTTAACCATGTCGTCCTGTCTTGCCTTTGTCTTTGTTGCCATTTCGTGTGTTTCCTCCCTTTGTTTTTTGAAAAGAAGGGAGCGGTTCGCTCCCTCCCCCTGTTCTTTTCTAGTTCGACGCTGCCGTCGGGTTTGTTCTCGAACAATGCTCCACCCGAACCATATATTCTTCCACCAGCCGTTCCGCTGTCTTGAGCGCCTTCCATCCGGTTGTCGCCCTCTGGTTTAAGGGGTCTGCGCTTCCCGAAGACCCAAGCTGCTTAATAATGTGCGAAAGCCCCCCGCCGGTTACGTCCGTAACGCCGTAAGCGTTGGCTGCAAGGAACATCGTCGCATAGACGGAATTTCCCTCCGCGCCGCCGTCCGTGGAATAAACCTTCGCGCCGGCCGAAAGCGAAGCCGCTGCCGAAAGCGTAACCGTCTGTGTCTCCTTTGCATAAGACGCAATTTCATACTCCGTCCCGCCTATTTTAAGCTTGTTCCCCGCCTTTTGAAGGTATGCTTCCCCTGCTGCCGAAGGCTTTTGCGCCAAAACAAACGAAGTCGCGCTCGATGTCGCCGCGTTTACGCTGTTTGCAACGCTGGTGCCAAAAATCTTGGCTTCTGTGGACTGAACAAAGCGAACGCCGCCGATCTGCCCGATCTCGCCTTTATAAATGTTGTCCGGTGTCGCGTATTTGTGAACGTCCATCCATTTTTCCGATGTCATAAGGTCGCACGCCACGTTCGGGTGAACAATGCCCACAAAATAATCGTCAATGGGAACCGCGTTCATCTCGCGGAGCTTTGCCGCTGCACGGAATACAAGGTCAACGGTAAGAAGCGCCGTCTGGTCAAGGTCATACCGGTGCAAAACCTCTGTCTCGGTTCCGCCCGACAGCTTTGGCGCATACATTACGTTTGTCCCCGCTGTAATCACTTCCCGCGTAACCGTGTCAAGCGTCCGCCCTGCCTGCGATCCCAAAAGCTTTGTCGCCTGCTCCAGGTTGCGGTCAATCGCGGTCAGATCAAGCACGTCGGAAATCTCAATGTAATCGCCGTACTGGTCAACTGTCGCGGTAATCGTGGAAACGTTCAACTTGTTCCCGTTCGGCGTAACCCCTTCGGTAAGGGTTGCAAGCGCTTTGTCAAGTGGGCTGTATTTGCGGAATTCAATCGTCTTTCCGCCGTTTTTGGGAATGGGGTATTTGTCCCCAAACTGATCGTGGATCAGGTTCGGTTCCGCGCTGTCAACAAGCCTGTCCGCATAATAGGTTTTCATTTCCGGGCTCAAATCGTTCCCGGCTGTGTTGAGTTCCGTTGTCTGGGTCGGCCCAAACAACGCTAAATTCATGTTTGTGTAAAGTTCCATTTTTTTCCTTCCTTTCCGGGGATAAGCTATAGTTCAATCCTCTCCCCCCGCAATACGCGCCGGGCAATTTCTTCCCGGTCTTTTCTGGTAAATGTCGATGGGTCTTTTTTGACAATGCGCGCCGCGCTGCTTCCGCTTCCGCCGTTTTCCGCCGGCCGCATGCCCCGCGCGCGGATGTCGTTGACTGTCTTTTCCTGTATGGTGTGCGCGGTAAGCGCCATGGCCCCGCTCAAAAGCTCGTCTTTGTGAATCACCTCATACGCAGTGCGAACGTCAATCCCGTTTTTTAAAAGGTCCAAAAAGCGCTCTCCTGTGTCGGCCGCGCATTCCCCCGCCAAATCAAACTGCGGGTAAAACCGCTGGCATTCGCTCGCCTGCTGCTGCCACTGCGCATAAATCCGGTCCGCGTTCTCCCGCCGTTGCTGCTCCTGCGCCGCGCGCTTAAACGCCGCGTTTTCCCGCTCAATCTGCTTCATGTGCTTTAACTGCTCAACTGTAAGCCCTTTTTCAAGCGCTTCTTCTTCATAGTAGCTGTCGTCTTCCTCAATCGCTCTTGCAAGCGCCTGCGCGTCCGTGCTGTCAACGCCATACTTCTGGGCAAGCATCTCAAGAACCGGCTCAAGCTCCTTTGTCTTTTCGGCCTGCTCCTCAAGCGTGCGAACCTGCTTAAACCGCGCGTCAATCATCTTCTGGGCCCGTTCGTCGTATAAATCTTTATACTCCTCTTTGATTAACCGCTCAAACTCCTGCCGCCGCGCCTGCTCGCTGTCCGCTATAACAGTCGTTTCCGTCTCCTTCCCCGGCTGCTCTGCCTGCTTTCCATATTCGGTGTTTTCCGGCTCCTGTGCCTGTCCGCCTTCCTGTCCGCCTTCCTCTCCAAACAGAGAAAGGTTTAATTTTGTTTTTTCCATTTTTTCTCCTCCATCGTCTTTCCGAAGTGTCATCCATCGTCTTTCCGAAGTGCCACGCGCCTGGTCAGGCGTTCCTGTTCGCGCGCGGGGCTTCCCGCTGTTCGTGGTAATATTCCCCGCGTCGGGCGCATTGCTTCCCCCAAACCTGCGCGCGCCCATTCGGGCGTTCCTGTTCGCGCTTGGGGGCTTCCCGCTGTTCGCGGTCATGTTCCCCGCGCCGGGCTTTTCACTCCCGCGCCCGGTCGGGCGGTTCTGTTCAGGGGGGGCGCGCCTTTCGCGGTCATGTTCCCCCGCGCCAGCTTTATCTTATCAAAGGCTTTTTCCCTTTTCTCCCCCTGTCTGCACACATTTTACAAAATCCGGATACCTGGCCGCAAGAAGCGCATATCCGCCACAGATTGTCGCAAACGCCGCGCACACCCGCGCCCGCGCTTGCTTTTTGCTTTGGACCCGCAAAAAAAACGCCCCTTTCGCCGAATCCTCGGATACGGTAAGCGCCAAAAGGCTGCCCCCGGCTTCCATGGCGCGCATCTGCTGCAAAAGCGCATAGGCAAGGGCCGAGCATCCCGCGCAAACAATGTCCGGCCCCCCGGCGCAGTACCCCGCGTGCCCCTGAATCCGCGCCTGAAACACGCCGTTTTTGCCAAACGTAAATTCCGCTGTTGTCATGCCTGTCCGGGCCCCGCCATATTCGCGGCCCGCATCCTTGCCTTTGCCGCGGTAATGGGTGTTTCCTCTGCAAACCCCTCTGCCTTCCCGTGTCCGCTGCCTGTGCTGTTTTGGGCGGGTGCGCTGTCTTCGCCCTCCTGCGCGCCGGGCATGGCTCCCGGCCCCGCCCCGCGAAGGCTGTCCATCATCGCCGCCATCTGCTGCATCTGCTGCTGCATCTGCTGAATCTGCTCATACATGGTCCCATTGCCGGAAATTTTGCTGCGCACTTCCTCAATCCCGTCAAAGCGCATCATGTCAAGCGCCGCAAGCGCCTGGTCTGCCAAATCCGGGCGGAAAAATCCCATCCCGTAAAGCTCCTTCGCCCGCTCGTTCTGCGCTGCTGTGGAAAACGGGCTGGCCTTCTGCGCGTTCACCCTGATGTCAAAAATCGGAACCCGATATCCCATGTCAAGGCCAAAATCTCCGCCCTGTTCCTTTGCCGCAATCCGCGCGCCGTTAAAGCGCACAAACTCGGCCCTTCCCTGCTCTCCAACAATGCGGAACCACCTGTCCTCCGTGTAAAACTGCCGCATCAGCTCAATGCAGAAATAACAGACCTTTGCAAACGCCCGATAGCTGGATTTGAGCATGTCCCGCGAAAGCTTGCTCCCCGCCTCCTGCAACGCGGCGATGGCCGTTGCCGCGGTAACGCCCGAAACCGTTCCCCCCTGGGAAAAATCCCTGTTTCCGCTCGTCTCCTTCAGCTCGTCTATTTTCATGGCGCGAATGCTTAAAACAAGGTCGCTCACCGGCGGAACAGCCACGGGGATAATGCTTTCGTGCGGGTTGCCCGCCCCCTGAAAATGAACAAAGTCCTTTGACCAGTCCGCATACTCCTCCTCGTTGATCGCGCCGTCTCCCCGGATAAAAAACCGGGGCCGCTGCATAACCGCGTTCTTTAAAATAATCTGGTCCATCTTGTCGATGTACATCTGCGGCGATTTGCAGATGTCAATATATCCAAATCCCGCCGGGCTTCCCTCCTCCGGGAACAGTACGTCGAAAATAACCGGGTATTTTCCGTGGTCATAAAATCCCCGCTGCGCATAGGCCGGGTCGTTCTCCGAAGCGTAAAGAACTTCCCCGCTGCAAAATTTGCAGTAGTGGAGAACCTCTTTTCCCCCCTGCTCCCGCTTGTAATACCAGTCGATTACCGCTGTCTTTTGCGTTGTGTCAACCGTGTCGTCGTAAACATACTGCGCAATGTCCAAAGTCGATTCCCCCGTCTTTTTCCGCATAAACGGGTATTTTTGCCAAAGCAGCTCCCTGTCCATCAAATCCACGTGGAACAGATTCTGCGATTTCTGGATGTCTGTAATCCCCGGCTCCCAAAATAAATTGAGAAGGTCAAGGCAGCGAATGTCAATGTCCCCCAGCCCGCCATGCTTGCCCGGCGCCCAGAATACGCCTGTAACGCCTGTCCCCGTTTTGAGCTTATACCACCATCCGTCGCTGTAGGTCTGCTCATATTCGTTCTGTTCGAGAACCACGGGCATAATGGCCGAAAGCATCTCCGCGTCCGCCCTGTCCGAAGCCTCCCGCGGCAAAACCGCCGGTTCGGGGTAATTGTCCATCGCGTCCGCGTGTTTGTTCATAATGCTGTTCAAAAGCCATGCGGAAGCGGGTTCCGGGTCGCCCGGCGTTTTTTTCATGCGCATCTGCTCCCAGTGCCGAAGCTTGTACCACTGCTCGTTCTCGATAATCCGCGCCTCAAGGTTTTTCTTTCCCGCCTTGTATTTTTCAAGAATTCCCATCGCCCGGGCAATCTCCTCCCGGCCGATTTTTCCCGTCCGTCCTGTCTCTTCCCGCGGCTGCTCTTTACGCCCCTGCTCCGGCCTTTCCTCCCCGCACTCCTTTTGCGGCTCCTTTCGCCCCGCCTCGTCAAAATCCTTTCGTCTGCTCCTGCCAAATAATGCCATAAACGTGCGCCTCCTTTTAAATCCTGAAATATTTGTATTTGTCGTCTGTGCGGCTGCCGCTTAATAAATCAAGCGGATCGTATTGCGGCGCTTTTTGCGCTGTGTTCGCGCGCGGCGCAATCGGGTTTGCCATCATCACATAGCGGCATTCGTCGTAAATATGGTCTTCCTGCGCTGTGTCAATGTCCTCTGTGCGCCTTGTGTCGTAAACAAGCGCGGGAATCGTGCGGATAAAATGTCTGCACGTTTCAAAAACGTAAAACATGGGCTTTTTGCTGCTGTCAAACGCAAGCCGCCAGTGGAACTGCATCTTTCCCGCAATCCGCGTATTGTCGCCCCTGGCAAAGGAAATAAAGTTCGGCCCGCGCTCCATCATCGCTGCAATGGATTCCCCTCTCGATTCGTCAAAAATTGCCGGGTCTGCCACGCCGAATATCCGGCATCCCTTTAAGTTCGGGTCCTCGCTCTCAATCCGCCTGATCTCCCCGGCAATCTGCGCCGGGTTCATCTGAATGCCCGTGTTCGGTGTTTCGGTGCATCCGTAATATTCCGCAATGCGGTATAGCCTCCCCTCTGGGTCAACCGCATACCACCCCACGGAAAAGGGCCTCGAATACCCAAAGTCAAACCCCCGGTACCGCGTCCAGAATTTGGGAACGGAAAACGGCGCAATCACGTGCGTAAACTGCCCGTCGCCGTAATGCGCCGGATCGTTGCGCCATTCCCGGAATACCTGCCCGTCAAAGCTGTCCCACGATCCGTATAAAAGCGCCTGCTTCTCCGCTTCGGGGAGCATGGCAAGGTTTGCTAAATAATTCGGATCATTGCCAAGAAGCTTCTGGTTGTCAAACACAGTCGCCGGAACAAAAATCCGCTTTCTTTTCAGCGTTGTTTTTCCCTCCGGCGTAATAATTTCATAGGTCCCCAAAATCGGCGTCATGGGCGGCGCCGCTGTAATAAAGCGGTCTTTCACCCATCCGTGCCCAATGCCGCCCGGGTTTGTGGTAGAGCGGATATAAACCCGCGTCCCCGGCCCGCCCGGGCGGTTGCGGCTCATCATATAGCTGTACTCCGCCCAGGTAAAATGCGTCAGCTCGTCAAACGCAATAAAGTCATACCGTTTCCCCTGATAATTCGTTCTGTCCTGTTCCCGCTGCATGGAGCCAAAGTATATCTTCGCCCCCGAAGGAAACGCCCAGTAATGCTCCGTGTGGTTGTATCTGGCCCCCGGGAACGCGCTTTTGTAAAGCTGCGCGCTGCGGTCAATAAGCTCGGAAAGCTGCGGATAAGTCTTGCGGAAAATAATCGCCCGGTAATGCGGAATATGCGCCTGCCGAACCGCTTCGGCAAGAAGCGCGTCGCTTTTCCCGCCGCCCGCCGCGCCGCCGTAAAGCGCTTCATATTCCGGCCGTTCCTGGAACTGTCTCTGCCGCTCCTGCGGCTTCCAAACCGTCTGCTTCATTCCTCCTCCAATAGACACGTTCGCGGGCATGGTCATGGACACGGTCGTGGACACGGTCGTGTCTTTCTGGTCCTTCGGACATGGCCGTGGACACGGTCGTGTCTTTCTGGTCCTTCGGACACGGTCATGCCTTTCTAAAATATCGCCATGATATATTTTCCTGTCCTGCCCGCCTTACATCCAATTATCTCATGGCGATATTCCTTACAGGTATAGCCATATCTTTTCTCTATATCTCCATGATATATTTTCCTGTCCTGCCCGCCTTACATTCAAATATCTCATGGCGAATTTTCCTCTCTGTCTCTCCCGCGCGGGCGGCCGCCCTGTTCCTCGTCTTCCAATACCCGTGCAATCTCTATCACACCTGTCTGTCCGCTCTCCGCGTCTAAACCGCCCCGCGTCCTTTCCTTTTCCAGCGCAAGCTTCTCCTGCGCAAGCTCCATGCTCTGCCGCTCCTGTATGGTCGGAATGTCGTAAATGTTGCGCATGACAAGCGCAAGGTCCTTCATCGCCCCCGCAAGGTCGCGGATCGCCCGCGCGTCCGCTTTTTGAAAGACCTTTTCCTCGGTTTCCCATTCGTTTCCCCGGCGGCTCCTGATAATATGGCGGTGGAACTGCTGCGCGTCCAAAACCACTTCCGCAATCGACCGGCTCATGCTGTCCGCTGCTTCGCGCAGCGAAAGAAGCCTCTCCGCGCCCGCCGCGCTCTCGCGTTCCTCAACCCTTTGGATTGTCTTTTTGACAACGCTGTCCCGGTGTTCCTGTCTGGCTTTGCACCATTGCTCGCGTTTCGCTTTCTTGGCAAGCGTGCGAAAGGATACGTCCCATTCCTCTGCAAGCTTCCGATAACTGGCCTGCCCTGTAATATATTCGGTTTTGATCGCGTTCCAATCCGGTGTAACCGCCGTCTCAAATCCCTCCTTCGCTGCCGCGGCCCTTTTGCAAAAATCCGTGTTTTTATGCCAAACAACAAGCCTTTGCCAACCTGAAAACCGCTTTCGGGCCGCTCAATCCTGCTGTCTGCTGCGTTTTTGCGCTGGCTTTGTTCCTCTTTGCGGAGCTCCTCCTGCTGCAGTATAACAGTCCTGCCCTGCCCTTTTCTCCCCACAAAAAAAGAACCGGCAAAA